GAGGCAAGGCCGGAATCGAGCTCGGGCGGCGGCGGCAGCACCACACGCCCGGCCGGCGCATCGATGACCGGAAGCTCGGCGCCCCCGCGGGCGACCACCAACCGACGCTCGCGCTCATCCCAGTCGGCCTTGGACAGACGGTGCAGGCGCAATTCCGGGTGATGCGCGGCGGCGTAGGCGTAGACCCAGGTGTCGAGGGGCTCGTTGCGCTTGTAGCGCTTGTCGAAGCGGTTCTTCTTCGGGTCATAGACCTCGGCGGTGATGCCCTGGAAGAAGTCTTCCGACAGGTCGTCGCTGAAGTGGACCTTGCGCAGTTCCGCGGCTTTCTCGGCATCGGTGCCGAGCCAGGCGTACAACTGGTGCTTGGCGTTGACGGTGCCGACTTGCCAGAGCTGCACGCCGCGGCGGTCCAGTTGGCCGCGCCAGTTGATGTCCGACAGCCGCGGCTTGCCGATGATCGGGGCGTTGTTGGCGGTAGCGCCGAAGATGGCCATGGGTCGGCGCACCCGGCGATCGCGCACGAACGACTTCACGGCCTCGGTGCGGTGTCCGCCGATGTCGAATGCCGCGGCCTCCACGCGCAGGGTGCCGCCCAGGGCGTGATCGATGGGCCGGTTGAGCAGTTCGATCACGGACAGCCACACGGCATCGTCCGCGGGGTCGCCGGGCAGTTCAACGTAGTCCAGTGTCCAGCAGGCCATGCCGCGGCCCCATCCGACAATGTGTACCGGGATGCGGTCGTCCTGAGTGTCGCAGCCGGCGGTGATGGCCAGCACCTGGGCGGGCGCCTGGCGCAGAGGGTACGGCTCGGCGCGGTCGCGGATGATGTTGTGCTTGACCTGGCGCATGGCCGGGTCTTCCCAGCTCTCTGCCAGGCGTGAGTTGACGAAGGTCTTGAGCTTGGCTGGGTCGCCCTGCGCTTTTCGCCATTCCTGCACCAGGTCAATCCAACGCGGGCCCAGGCCGATCTGGTAGTACAAGCAGTTGATCGTGTAGCCGCGGGTCTGGGATTCCGGGTTCTCGGCGATCCAGCGGCCGGCGCGGATCATCTGCGTCTTGTGGTGTTCTTCGATCATGCAGCCGTTGACGCTGCAGGAATACCAGCACTGCTTGCCGTCGGGCGTCCATTGCAGACCCGACCACTCCAGCGCTTGCATCTCGCCGCAGTGCGGGCACGGCACGTGGAACTTGCGCTGGTCCGACTCTTCCCACTTCTTGTCGATGCGGGAAACGCCCTTGATCGAGGGCGAGCTGATGTAGAGGCGCTTGTAGTTAGCCGGGAAGGCGCTGGTGCGCTCGTCCAGCATCTGCACCGGATCGTCGCCGGCCAGCGTGTTGGCGGCAAACTCGTCCAGCTCGTCGACCACCAAGAGCCGCACGCTATTGGACTTCAGGCGCTGCGGGCTGCCGGCGTGCTCAAGGTAAATCAGGCCGCCGGAGAAGTCCTTGAAGTAACGCTGGTTCGCGCTGTCGCGGCTCGCCGTACTGCGCAACGCCCGCTGCACCGCCGCGCAGGTTTCCAACATCGGGTTGAATTTCTGCGACGCCCACTTCTCGCGCGACGCATCGCCCGGCAGCGCCACCATGATCGGGCACGGCGCGTGGTCCATGTAGTAGCCGACCACGTTCAGCGCGATCTCGGTCTTGCCAAACTGCACCGGCCAGCGCAGCACCACTTCGTGCACACCGCTGCGGGCGCTCATGGCGTCCATCGGTTCCTGCAATGGCGGGTTGCGGCTGGTGCGCCAGCGGCCGGGCTCGGCGCTGCCCTTGCCGCTGAGCACGCGGTTCTGGTCCGCCCACTCGCTGACGGTCAGGCGCTTGCGCGGCGCGATGGCTTTGGCGATGACCCGGGCGATGCGGGCCATACTCCGCGACGCAGCAGGTGCTGCGTCAGGAGATACCCCCATGCGCCCGGATCCCGCCACGCTCAATGCCGTCCAGCAAACGCTGCGCGGATTGACCGTATCACTTGCCACAGCCGCCCGCGCAGATCTCGGGGAGCTGGCAACATTGCTGCAGGCCTTTGCGTCTGGCCCGGGGATTGAGGCCACGGCCCAAAGCATGTTGCTGGATCTGGCAGAGGGGTTGCAGCTTCTGCACGGGAAGCGGCCACATTGAACAATGGCCGGCGTAGCCAAGCCTGGAACTCAGGGGTTTGCATGCGCTCGTCCATCAAAGCACCCGATGCGGCACGAAGGCCACGCCCGGCCGCCCAATCTGCTGCGCCAGGTGGTTGATCACTTGCCCGAGCTGCTCCAGTTCCGACTGCTGCTCACGCAGGCGCCGGCAAACCGCCTCCAGTTCGTCCAGTTGCAGCAGCATCACACCGCGCGATGGCGGGTTGGCATTGGCCGCCAACCGTTGCAGCAACTGCACATCCTTGCGCCGCTGATCGCTGATCGCCTGCAACCGCTCCAGGTGCTGGGTGTAGCGCCCGAGCGCTTCGAAGTCGTCCATCACGCCGCCCTCGCGATCGCGCCGTCGGTCGCCTCGAACTGGGCAAGCTGTTCGCGGAAGCGGGCGATGCTGGCGCCGTGCCACTGGGTGTTGCCCACACCCTCGGGTGGCTCAACGTCGCCGCCCAGGAACACCATGGACGCCGGGCCGTGGATGCCTCCGTCGGCGCTGAGGTAGCGCTTGCGCTCGGTCGGCAAGTGGAACTCGCGCCGGGCGCAGTGCACCAGACGCATGATCGGGAAGGCCCGCGATCGGTTGCGCCGGCACCATGCCCGATACAGCAGGTCCAGATCGGTCGCCAGACACGGCACCAGTTCCAGCCCCAGCGTGCCGCTGGTCAGTTCGAACAGAAAGGTACTCACGCTGTCGCCGGACGCCGCGCCGGGCAGCGAGGTCTGCCGCAGCAGGTCTTGCGCCTGGGTTTCCTCGATCATGTCCACACCGTGGTGGCGGATGCTGGCGCGGTTGGCGGCAGCCAGCGAACGGCTGTGGTGCATGCCCATCGCGCGGGTGACCTGCACGATGGCAACGAAGGTGGTCTTGGCCGCGCGGATCTTGCTGGCGCGCTGCCAGTCTTCGTCGACCTCGGCGACCGGGGTGCGGGTGGTGGGCATGGTGCCGGTCACCAGCGCGTCATAGGCGCGGATCACGCGCAGGTGAAACGCCGGGCTGATCCACATGGCGTAGGCGTAGACCAGTTCGCGGACGGCGTAGGTGCCTTGCCTCTGAATCGACTCGACGGGCTGGACGCAATTCCTCAGATCTGAGGAATTGAGCCACTCGTCAATCAGCTCGCTTGTGCTGCCAACTCGCAACCAGTTGCTCGGCTGATGTCGGTCCTCCCCACCCGCCGCCCGGTGCAAATCGTTCAACGAGTACCGGCCAGCGGTGTCCTGGCGCACTTCCACATTCACCACAGTCAGGGTGTTCATCGGGTGTTCTCCTGGGAGAGGTACAGGGCGCAGCCCAGCAGCCGCGCCTCGGCGGCCTTGCTGAGTTCCTGCGCGTGGGTCAGATGGGTCTGATAGGCACGGATGGCCTCGATCATCTCGGACAACGTGTTGGTGCCTTCGGTGTCCTTGGCGGCTCTCCAGACCAGCTTGAGCAGCTCGCCGCTGGACTTGGTGAGCACCACTTGCACCACACGGCGGTTGACGCCGTGCGTGGCGTTGTAGGCCTGTTCGGCCTGGTCGATTTGCGCAAAGGTGAAGGCACGCCGGAAGCTCGGGCGCGGCATGGCGGTTTCGTGCATGGGAATGGGCCTCAGTTCGGATGACGAACCGCGCACCACGTCGCCAAACGGGTGAGCGGACCGAACGGGTTGGCGAACCGGTGAGGCACCGGCGAGCCTTGCGGCTCCCCATCCGGCCCGCCCATAGGCTGACCAGAAATGAAAAGAGCCGCCGAACTCGACGGTTCGCGGCTCTTCGCCGCCATCACACGGGTCGCCAAACCCGGCCGCGCTATTGAGCGCGGCGGGGGCATGGTAGGCGGAACCGGCGCGGCGGGCAATGGGTGGGCGCGCTCCGGTGCTAGGCTGGCGTTGCGAAGCACCTACCAACGCACTGGAGCGACCCATGGAAGACGAACGGCTGGACAATCGATCAATCAAGCTGGAACTGAGCGGCGCATTCACCGCATCCGAACTGGAGGAGATCATCCGCACACTGGCAGGACATCGATCGGCGCTGAGTCCGCCGGTGCCCGATAGCCCGTACGACATGGACGCCACGCCAATGATCGATGACGAGGGCTCAGTCATCGCCAAACCCCTGCGCGATCGCCGCGTGCGCTTGTGGATCCGAAATTCCGGAATCGGCTGGTTCTGCGTTCACCTGTCCCAGGCCGCAGCCATCGCCCTGCGCGATCAGTTCATTCGGGCCACCGACCCCACCCGAATCAGTAATCTCATCCATGATGAGCCGCCGGACCGGGGCAACCTGCAGTAGCGGTGCCGCTCCGCCGTGGCGGATGCGCAGGACCCCGTTCGCGAAATGATGAGAATCATTCATGCGCCTTCTGCCTTGGCGATGTTACCGAAGGCCCGCGCCAGCTCAGTGAGTGCGTGCTCGATCTCGTCGCCCAGCAGCGTCCGGCACTTCGCCTCGTCGGGCTCAGCGGCCAACTGCGGCGCCAGGATGTCGGGCATGGTCTCCAGGCGCGCCCGGATCTGGGTGATTGCGTGCGCGATTGCTGACTCGACATCCGCCGCCGGCAGCAGGTGACGCATCGATACTTCGTAGTCGCGCCGCGCCGCCTGAGCGTTCCAGTGCTCGCGCTCGGCGCGGCTGGACTGGTACTTCATTTGCTCCGGGGATTGGGCGGCCGCTTCCGGCGCGTCGTCGCCGGCGGCGTCGTCAGCCTGTCGCTCGGCGGCGTGGCGGTCGGCAACGCCCTGGTGGGCCATGGACGCGGTGGCCTTGATGCGATCGATCGAGGCCTCCACCAGGATGCGCTTGCCGTCCGCCGTCATCACCAGTCGATCGGCCTTCATCAGGTCGGTGACGTAGCTGTTCACGCGGTTCAGATGCCGCGCAAATTCCGACTTGGTCATCGTCAACGCTTCAGCTTCCACCACAATTTCCTTTCAGTGCGGGTTGAGAAAGTACGTGCGGGAAGGCGTGCGAGTCCGCGGCGCGCCTGTCGTGGATGTGCGGCATGTGCGGGGTTGGGATACGCGAGAAGCGATCAGCCAATGGCGGAAGGGTGGAAGGCTCTCCGCGCGCGCCCGCGGGCGAAGGACGCGCACACCCCGCACAGGGCGCAATGACGCGGAGTTGACCCGCTCACCATTCGGCACACCCCTCACTGACGCGGGTTTACCCATGCCCGGAGCCCTGCGTCTTGTAGTCGTAGAGGGCCGTTCGGAATGCCGCGACGCAGTCGCCGAGCCAGGTACTTTCGGAAACACCGTCTGGCGCCGCCGCGCTGCCGAGCATCACCATGCCGTGAGGACCTTCCAGCCCCATCTTCCCCATCCACCGCTTGCGCGCGAGAGGCACCTTGTGGCGCCGGCTCAGCGCATTGGTCAGCCTCACCAAAGGCGCTGGCCGTGGAATGCCCTGGCGCTGGCACCAGAGCCGGTACAGCTCGTAGAGATCCGTCGACAGGGTGGGCCCGATCTCGACCCGTCCGGCGCCGAAGGTGCCGATGTCGCCGATGTTGAGGTCATAGAAAAACCGCGTGGTGCTGTCGAGCGACTGGTTGATCAGCTCCGACTTGGCGCCGTTGAAAGGCGGCAAGGTGGCGGGACCGAAGTCGCCCAGGTCCAGATGCAGCAAGAAGTCGTGCAGCGCTGCCGCCCCGCCCTCGTCGACCTCGCGCTTGACAGCCGCATAGAAATCCTTCGCCAGCTTGTCCGGGGTCCAGATCACCGCGTGCCGGCGATCATCCTCGTCCAGCACTACCGGCATCGTTTCGTTCGACAGAAACACCAGATTGACGTGGTTGCGCTCATCGTACGCGGCCAGGTTCTTCGGATTGATCCGGATCCACTCGCCGGTGATGAAGGCCTTCAGCTTGTTCTTGACGTGGAAAACTTCCGACCTCGCGATAACCTCGTCGGCAATCAGGAATAACTTGCGCGATGCCCAGTCGTTGAATTTGTCCTCCAGCGCCGACTGGTCGATCACCCGGCCGTATTGGCCGTAGATGTCCATTACCGCTTCGAAGAACATGTTCTTGCCGGTGCCTTGCGGACCGTGCAGCACCAGCGTGGTCTTCATCTTTGCGCCAGGATGCTGGATCGGGTACGCGAGCCAACACAGCACCCAGCGATAGAGCACCTCCGGATTGGAGTCGGCGCTGCACATGTGGCGCAGCAGATCCAGCAGCAACTGGCACTTCCCGGGCTTTGGGTCTGTCGGCCACCCGCCCCACAAGTTGCACAGGATCTCGCGGTCCTCGCCGCCGGGATCGAAGCCCACGTTGCGAACGCGCACGATCGACTGGTCAGGGTGCTCGGCCCAGGCACGGTGGAGTTCGCGCCTGGTGCAGGCGTCGCGCATATCGGACAGGGAGATCAAGCAGTGCTCTTGATGGTCAAAGACCATGCCGCCGTGGCCGTACACCAGGCTGTACCGCTCAAGCAGCTCGTCGACCGACTGGATCTTGGAGAGCGGAGCGCGCCCCCTGCCCCCGCTGTTGTTGTGACGAGCTGCCAGCGCGCCCACCTTCCAGCCTAATTCCGAGATGCGGGCCTCGATCTGCTGGCGCACGACGTGCAGGCCTTCGGTGGCCGCCAGGTCGTTGAAGTCGCTGAGCTTGGCGCCGGTGGCTTCGAACTTGGCGCGCCGGCCGGCTTCATCGGCGAAGCGCGGCTGAACCCATGCGCCGCCCACCTCAACGGCCGCAGTGCTGGCCATGCCGATGCCGGCGTTCTGCGCGCGATGGGGCGCGCCGCAGGTCGGGCAGTCGACCGGATTGGTAGCCAGCCAGACGCGGGCGCCGCACGCGTTGCACTTCTGGCCTACGTCGTCGTCAGCCAGGATCAACCAGCGCACGTTCTTGTAGCGCTTGCGCAGCGCGGCCGCCACGGCAGCAAGGTTGCCAGCATCGTAGGCAATCGCTGTCGGCAGCATCATCGCCTCAAAGCCGGTCGCGCCGGTGGCGTAGCCCTCGGCGATCAGGCCGATGGTGGTCGGCGAGCCGATCAGGTGGAAGTGACCGCGCTTGGCCACGCCCCGCGGCCAGAACTCCTTCTCAGGGCGCTTGTTGGTCTTGGCTTCGGCCGCCGTCCGGATGACCTGCAGGCCGTGGATCTGGCCCGCGGTGTCGAGCAGCGGCAGAACGATGGCGCCCGAAGGTGAGAATCGGATTCCGTGCGCGCCAACGCCCTTGCGGCGCAGGTACTCGGCATCGCCAGTGGGTGAGCATTTCGCCCAGGCCTTCGCGGCTGCGGCCGCGGCGGGGTCGTGGTCACGAGCTCGCGCCTGGTCGGCGCGTTTGCTGTCTTCGGCAATTCGCCGCCGCATGCTCTCCAGCTGCTCGCGGCTCCAGCCTTCCTTCTTGACGCGCACCTTCTGCTTGTAGTTTTCGGCGCCCCGCCATTGGCCGAACCCACCGACGATCAGCAGATCGCCGGCATCGCTGACCACTTCGTGCAGCCAGTACCAGCCGCGCTTCTCGCGCCCGCCATCCTTGACCCGGCACTTGCGCAAGCGCCCGATCTCCAGCGGCTGCTCAGGCATGAGCCCGGCATCCAGCAGTTGACCCAGCACGTCATCGTAGTTCGCACCCAAGTTCAGTAACCCCTCATCGCACTAACTACCCAAGAGCCGCGCCTCTGCGCACCCTCATGGCGACCCGCCAGGGAGGACCCAAAACCGGTCAAACACCTGTTGTTTTTATGCAACACTGGCGCAGCCCATCGCGGCGCGGCGCGAATCGCGCGTGCTGATCCACACGGGGAGATGGGGTGCGGAATCGATGCGCGAGGCGCACGGGGATGGGCTGGCATGGGTTCAACGTCCTTGTCGGCGCGGTGCGAACAGATCGCCCTGCCCGTTCTGGCGCGGTTGCGCCAGGTCGTGGGCGATGCGGGCCACATCGCTGCTATTGATCTTGGGTGGCTGTGTCACGATGGCTCTGATCAGGTCGAGGTAAGCGCGGCCAACCGCGGTCTGCTGGTGGCGACCGCGGCGCTTCACAGGTCAGCCCTGCCTGCGCGGGCGCGGTGCTGCCTTGTTGCGTTCGATGCGCGTGGCCAGTTGCTGCAACTGCGACACCGACGCCACGAACTGGCGCTGCAGTTCCGCCGCTTCATCCTCCGGCGTGATCGGCTCGGGCTCGGTATATCCACAGTCACGCGCGATGAAGTCCATCACCGCATGGCAGGATTCGTCCCGTGCCCAACGCATCACGCACAGCACCTGGTCCAGGCTGGGCTTCTGCGCCCGCTCAGGGTTGAGGCAGTCGAGCCACCAGCGCCCGGCGGCATCAGGGTCCAGCTCAGGGCGCAGGCGATGGCCCATTGCCTTGCTGCCACCCAGCGCACGGGTAGCCTCGCGCAGCGCGTCCTCGATCGAGAAACACAGATCCGATTGCATTTACGACACGCTCCGAGAACTTCGGATGGATTCGTAAGCGGCCACTGAAACAAGATGGTCGCCATGGACAAGCGCAGAAAAACGCCCCGGCAAGCCGAGGCCAAGGACCAGACCGGACGTGATCAGCCTGGCGGAGTGCAAGGCGCCCGCGGCCCGCGCGGTGGATGCGCGGGGGGGGAGGGGCGCACAGGGGAGGGGGGGCGCGGGCATGGAAAGGGCGACGCTCTGCCGGTGGTAGGCTGTGTTGGCCAGAACACCAACCGCACCACGGGAGAGCGTCATGGAAGGGTATGCACTCAAGATCGACGACATCTTTACCGCACCAGAACTGGAACAGTTCATGCTGCAACTGTCGCGACGACGCTCGGAGATGTCTCCACCTGTGCCGACGGAAGTGCCGGACAACGGCATTCCAACCGTTCGGGCCGCGTCATTCAGCACCGACATCGCCCCCGACGGGATCACAATCAACTTGCGCAGCAACGGGTTCGGCTGGCTCGGCTATCAGATCAACCGAGATGGCGCCGTCGGCCTGCGGGACACGCTGAACGCCTACTTCCCCGTCAGCGTTTACCCCTCGAAGGGCGGCCCGTAGCTCAAGAAGCTCATTCCTTTCGGACTCCAACATATGAGTGCCGAACAATGGGTCTAGACCCCGCGGGTCGGTGTGCGTGTAGGCCGCGCGCTTGTGAACCCTCCCGATCCCATCTTCGGCGCCCTCGGTGGCAGCCGGCGAAGCTATCGATGCACGGCTTGCGGGCTGACCGAAGAACGGCTGGTCAAGTAGTCGCACAAAGCAGCCCAACACGCGGATCGCTGCCGGGTCTCCGCCCACAACGAACCGTGGACGCCCCGCTTCGTCTGGCACCACGTACGCCATGGCGACCAACATCACGCGGCCCTCGCTTCGGGGGTTGTGGGTTGGGTGGGCCCTCCGCCGCAGTAGACTGGTGGTGCGAACGCACCAGCCACCACGACGGAGAGACTCATGTCAGACACATCACGCACGGTGTCGCCCTCATGGCGACAGATGGCGCTGGACCTCACTTGCGCGCTCATTGCGACCGGGGAGCACATCGATCCGGGGTCTCCAGAAGAGCTTGCAGAACAGGCAGTCGAGTTGCATCGCGCGGTCCAAGCCGCACTGCGACGCCCGCGACATCCGGGTCCTTCAGCAGGTTGAGCATCGCCGCCTTGGCGAGGGCAACGCCCTCGTCGAGGCGGTGCGTCACCTGGCTTGTCACCAGTTGGGCGGCAACGGTCAGCAGCAAGCTGGCGACCTTGAACTGGTCGTTGCGCGCCTCCTGCACCAGATCGTCGATCTCAGGATCGAATGCGCTCATCTCACGCGGCCCTCGCTTCGGGGGTTGTGGGTTGGGTGGCGGGCTCGCCGAAGACGTCCGGGCGAAGCAGGCGCAGGTACTGTTCGCGCGCTCTTGGAATCCCAGCCTTCCGCCACTGGCTCACCGAAGGGAGCCGGACCTCGCACAGCTTCGCTACCACCGCTGTGCCGCCAAGAGCATCAATGATCTGATTCGCGTCCATGCCCAAAGATTAGGAGCACTTAACGCGCCTGTCAATAGCTCCACCTAACAGGTCGTCAGGTAGGCTGACCTAATGCTCAGAGACCGATTGAAACTTGTTTTCGACGCCGATCCGACGCTCACTCAGGCGCGACTCGCAGAAGCGTGCGGAGTGAAACCACCCTCTGTAAGCAATTGGTTCAGCGGGCAAAGTCAGGCGATCAAAGGCAAGAACTTGCTGCGCGCTGCGAAGTACTTGAACGTCAGACCGGACTGGCTGGAGTCCGGGATAGGGCCGATGCGGCCAGATCCGCGCGATCACGAGTGGGCGGATATCCCAGCTCACGCGCAATCATTCGGCCTGGGCGAAGGGCAAGAGGCCGACGAGTACGCCGTCACCCGCAAGCTGAAGTTCCGTCGCGACAGCCTGGAGCGCCAGCACCTGCAGCCGTCCGCGCTGCAGGTGGCCTACGGCACCGGCGATTCCATGCTGCCGCTGATCCGCGACGGCGCGGCCATCCTGTTCGACACCAGCGACACCACGCCGCGCGACGGGCGCGTCTACATGATTCACCTGCCCGGCCAGCGCGGGCCGGAGTACAGCGCCAAGAAGTGCACCGAGCTGCTCGGGCACATCGCCTTCGAGGCGCTCAATCCGGACGGCGATCACCACTGGAAGAAGCCGCGCGCGATGCTCGATCCCAAGCGCCCGATCCCCGTGATCGGGCGCGTGCGTTGGGTCGCCGCCTGGGTCGATTGAGCGCCGCGGTCAGCGCGCAGACGGCGCGTCGTCCGCGTCGATGCCGATCAGGCTGCTGAGCGGCACACCCAAGCCGCGGTGCAGCTTGCGGATCATGGTCAGGCTGAGCCCGCGCTTGCCGCTCAACACTTCATACACGCGGTTCAGGCCGCCGATGTAGGGCTTCAGGTCGGCCGCACTCAGGCCCGCCTGCTCCATGCGGAAGCGGATCGCCGCAATCGGGTCGGGGGGGCTCACCGGATAGTGCTTGGCCTCATAGGCCTCGATCAGCGTGATTAAGGCCTCGAAGTGGGCGCCTTCCGGGCTGTCCGGATCCGGCTCGCTGGGTGCATCGAAGTACGCCTCCGCCAGCTTCAGTGCGGCCTGGTGATCCGCATCGCTGCGGATCGGCGTCAATGTGTAGCTGCTGCTCATGGCTCCACCTCGTCGGCGTCGATCGCATCGTACTGGGCGTGGGTGCCCACGAACTTGATGTAGAGGGCCTGATACCGATAGGCCACGGCAACCACGATGCGGTACTCGTTGCCCTTGATGTTGAACACCGCGCGCCGGGCTTTCAGGATGGTGGCGCTGCCGAACTGCGCCTTGATGTCCGCCGGCTGGCGCCAGTTTGCGCGCTGCACTTCGTCGATCCACGCTTGCATCGGTACGGCGGCGGCCGGGTGCGTGCCCCAGAAGTCCCGCAATGTCTTGATGGCCACGATACGCATGGATGAATCATAGTCCCATAACGGGACTACTGCAAGCCAGCTACGGGCGGCAGGCTACCGCTTGTCGGGAATATTATGTGCACCTATTGCCAATCGACTTAAGTGCGCCTAACGTTGTGGCGCACCAGCCACCGGACCGCACCCATGCCAATCGCCATCACCCGCAGCACCGCCCGCGCTGACCTTTGCGCCGCGCATTGCGACGCCATCCTGCGCCACCTGCGCTACGCCGGGCGCCCGCAAACGCTGGTCGAGATCCGCGACGCGATCAACGCCGACAGCACCGAGACCTTCATCGCCATCCAGCGGCTGAGCGCCACAGGCCTCGTCGCCCTTGAACTCGGGTGGCTCGATTGCGCCACCGGCGCGCATCACCCCAGCACCTACACCCTCACCAGGGCGGCGGTGCTGGCATGAGCGCGCCCCCGATCAATATCTCGCGCAACAACGCCCGTGCGCGCCTGACTCGCCATCGCTGTGCGCTGGAGGATCTGGAAGAGATCGCGCTCCATCGCGGCCGCGAATCAGAGACCTACCGGCGCCACTCGGAACGGATAGCGGCTTGCCTTGCGACCGATCTGGAGTGGCTGCTCAAGCTGGGAATTCCTCATCTGGAGCAGATCCTGCTCCATGGAACACCTGACCATCCCAGTCGAACTGACTGATGGTCAGCATGGCGGCGGCAAATACCTTGTCGCCTTCCGGCGAATGGTAGTCGATGCGCCACGCAGCTCGAACTCACAACAGCAGGTCTTGGAGTTATAGGAAGCATGATCGACATGCAGATTTGCCCCGGATGTCGCCGCGGCATCGGCGAACAGCAGCAGCTCGGCGAGCTCACGCGCTACCCCGTATCGGGAGTCGAGGCGGATTCCAAAGGCATGGAATCCGTTAACCGTAACCTGCTCGGACTTTTCGTCGAACCAAGGGTTATTCATCGGAGCAATCACGCTAACTGGGCGCGCCAGTGTAGCCGCGCGCAGGTGCAGCCATGATGCCCGGCGACTGGATCGCAGCCATCGGCATGACCCTCGTCATCGGCGCCCTGGTCTTCGGCCACCTTCGCGCAGTGCGCCGCGATC